GAACAAAGTACCCAATCCCTTGCATACCTGACGCCCAGTCTTTCCATTTGTCCTCTGGAACCGTACCCAGTTGGTTAGATGCAAACTGCTGAGCCATCGAGGCGCACCATAAATCCCAACTTACTCCACGAGGATCATAGGTAGTGGTCATTATGGGCTACCCGTTCCACGCTCGTCACCTAAGTCAACGCTCATAATGCAATTACCCAATTGATAGTCGCCGTTATAAGTGTTGCTACCGATTCTGAGCCTCATCTCACGCCTTTGCTCTTTCATGTCAATCTTGAGTGTCGTAGGATCAAAGGTGTACGGCGTAGATGGGTTATCCACACCATCTGCATAACCCTTACCCGTCACAATCAAATACATCTGACCCGATTGTACAAAGTCTGGTTCAAACCTCTCTAGTCTGATCCACTTGTTGTCGTTAATGAGTTGTTGCTGACCTAACCCGCCCCCGACCCATCCAAGTGAGTTGGTTTCAAAATAAGAATCTATAGCGTCCACATTGGTCAAGAAGATCTGATCCTTGCCCGTCTCATGTTGCCAAAGGTTGTAAAACTGGCTCATATTGACTGTAATCGTCAAACCAGTACCACCAGAGGGTGACCTAGCTATGGTGCTCAAAGTACCGCTCAACACCGTTGTATAAGAGCCTCCGCTTTGAATACTCAAACCAGTTACAGTACCGCCTGATACAGATGTAACGCTAAATACAGCAGGGCTACCAGTACCACCACTGATCGTAATCACATCACCTACAGCGTATCCAGATCCAGGACTGATGATCGTCTGGGCTATAACTTCGTACCCAGATGGGGTGTTGCCTGCAAATATAGGGTACTGGAATACCTCAGAGAACACGCCTGCCGACCTCTGAGCGCCCATAGCCTGCCCTGCGTCGTACCAAGTCTGCTCACGCACGTTGTAGATAATTGCATCATTACACTCGGTCGCTGTACCTCTAGGATAAAACCACCAAATCTCACCCCAACGGGTAATCTTGGTCGCCCAAACCTTTTGCCTTTGAGCAAAGTTGACGTTATCAAAGAAGTAGTTAAGGTTAACCGTATTGGGTATTTCCTGAACCACACCGTTGTAGGCAAAGAATCTATCCACACCGCACCAGTAATAAATGCCGTCATACTCAACCACTGAGCTAGAAGACATGATGGTGGTGGAGGTGGAGATAATATCGTAGCGCCAGTACAGCGTAGAAGTGCCTACAGTCTGCGGAGAATAGGTCACCCTGGTCAACTGATCCAAAGACCAAAAAAGCCCCGCAGGCGACGTTGTACCGCCCCGTAAAGGCATTCCCTTGACCACTTTGGTTCCAGATACGTTGTTGGCGTTGGCGTCGCTAGAAACCCAGTTATTGAAGTTTCCTGCTGAACAGTTCTGGATGAGTCCGTTGTTACCGTAAACAAATAGGTAGGGATAGAGCATACACGCCCCACCGCTTACAGAGATGTTGTTGTTAAAGGTAAAAGTAGTAGATGACGATCCTGTAATTGCATTGTTTACAGTAACCGTGGTTGTTCCAGAGGCTACAGTCACAGCAGTCACAACAGTACTCGCCGCTACTCCAGTGCCCGTAACCGTCTGATTAACACTAATAAGGTAGTTTGATGAACTGATAACAATCGTATAGGCGTTGGGTGTTCCAGGCGTTCCAGTAGCCGTAAACACTCCAACTTGGCTAAGCGCTGAATAGGGGAACGTACCAGTTAAAACGGGTGTATTGATTGTGTTGTCAATATTGCTTAAGTTTTGACCAGGATGAGCAATCAGGTTAAGTACACCAGTACCGTTAGGATCAAAGCCTAGATCAAACTGCCATAAGTTATTGGCGTTAGGTGTAAAGTTGTTCAGGGTAATGGCGGTAGGTCCAAACCCCACACCACCATTGTTATTGGTTTGCCATCCATTAAGAGATGAGCTATCCCCAGAGTAAACGTAGTTAATTCCGTTTTGGGATTGCATGACCATCCCGCGAGAGATGTTTGGTGCGTTTAAGAATATAGCGTTGTAGCCACCCATCTTTCTGGGTAATCCACGCTGAAATCTCACCCATTTGCCGTCCACATAGCTTGGAGCGGCGAACTGAGTCCCATCCCTTTGGACGCCTGCCTTGATAGCTAATAATGCGACTTTTAAGGTCAAAACGCACCCCCAACTACGCCTGCTGTCAGTTGCCAACCCGTAGAACTGGCTGATCCAATACTTAAACCACCAGAGGTAAATCCAATCGTATTACTTGATGGTAGATATAAACCAGTCGTTGTATTACCAAAAAAGTTAATGGACGGGGCAGATGCGCTACCTGCGGCGAACGTAATCGTACTGGCACTGCTAAACGCCAAGCTGTTGGCGTTGTAGACATTCTTACCATCACAGATCAACATCACTGTCGTATTGGCGCTAATAACCGCTGTAGCCCCGCCAGATACGCCTGTGGATATGGTTAAGGTATAAGACCCAGATGTATTGTTGCTAATAGCATAAAGCTGAACCGTTGCAGGCACATATACAGTCGTATTGCCGTTTAAAGCACCCGTATAGTTCTGAATCGTATTGGATGCCTGAGCGGAAGACAGTGTGTATGTATAAGGTGTGGATAACCCACCCAGTGACAAAGCAAGCTGTGTATAAGCAAAGCTATTGGAGCGACCATAGGCAAAGGTGTTAAACCCAGTAGATCCGTTGGAGACAATAACCAGTGACTCAGTTAACTGTAACTGTTGGTTAGCGTTGCCATCAATCGTATCTGATCCAATTGGCGATATGGTCACAATACCTGTACCGTTGTTCTTGACAACAGCAAACCAGTTATTTCCAACAACTGAGGAGCTTGGTAGGGTAATCGTTCCAACACCTGCTGACCAAACATAAAAGCTTGCCCTGCTGTTGGCGTTTAGCGTAGATCCAGTGTACAGATTGGTAACTGGGTAGGCTGTGTTTAAAGTGCTTCCAATAGCCGTTAAACCGTATCCTGCAAGCGTTGAAGCACTGGCTGAGGACGTACCCACACCCATCGCAATATTGCCCCATGTACCCGCTGTTGTGGTGTTATTGGTGACGTAAATGTAATAAGTGTTTACTGTCGATGTTGTTGGTGCAACTGGAATACTGATAATCGTATTTCCAGTGTAATCAGTTACAGTAAAAGAAAACTGACCAGAAGTGCCGACGTTACGGATAATCACAGCTTGACCAACCGATACCTGAGCGGCGGGTGGCATCGCTACGATCTGACCCGTAGTTGTCGCTGTAATCTCCATGATGTTGGCGGCAACATTGGTGGAGGTCGTACCGTTGATGGGCCAGTTTAAGTACGTGATAGCCCCTGGCGCTCCACTCAGCGTGATCGCCTCATACCCCGTTTGCGAGGGGGAGATTGTCTGACCTGTAAACGGATCGGTATATGTAGTCATCAAGAATCCTTAGCGATAGCCTGGCGATCCCCAATACGGAGTTCATCTTCGACTTTAAGTGATTGAAGGGATTTATTAAACATTTCCTGCCAAACAGGCACTCTGGTATCGTTCTTCAAGAATGGCATCATCTGTAGCAGTGTTCCAAAAAGCATCGCATTTGGAGCGTTTTGGGTTAGCCAGTTAGTCTGATTTGTGCTTGACAGAGGCAGTATGCGCTCATAGAACAATACTTCAAACTGATAGGCTTGGTCTGGTGTCGGGGCTAAATACCAGTGGTCGTAATCGTAGTCAGCGTAATAAACGGGTGCGGCTGTGTTTGTGTTGTTAGACCAGTAAGAAGTTAAATATTCGTACTTACGCAGATAGATTGGCTGTTTATTACCGCTTGAGTCCGTATACTTCATAGATACGGTTTTACGCCAACGAGCAGGCTTAGGAATTACTGGATTGCCAACACTTAAAGTACTTTGAGCAACTTGTAGTTGACCTAAAGTTTTAATCTCTTGAGCTATTTCAAACTCACATAGAGAGATAGCCACGGGAACTTGATTAACGACGGCGGTGTCGCTCCTCTCCAAGTACTGATAAACAGCACTTACGAGATTGTCATACGTCATTACCCAACTGGCAGTTGGAGTTATGGATGAAATGGTCATTAAGCCCCCTAATATACGCCTATTTTAGATAGTATCGGGGCAAATGTCACCCCAGTACCTTCAATGCTTTCTGAGTGAAGTTAATCCGATCCTGCAAACCGAAGTCGCCACCATTAACTCGCTTGGTCAGGGCTACCCAATCTTCGCGCTCAGCTATCTCGTTACATCCGTGGGTCTTCCAAAACCATC